TCGGATTGCTTTTTCACTTACGTTCTTAACAATGTTTAAATTTTTAGACTTAAATTCGTCTGCCAATTTCTTGTTATTCTCCGCAAGCTCTTTCCACTTTCCTTCGGCCTGTAATTTCTCAGCTTCAAGTTGATCCTTGTAAGCTTTCATTTCAGCCATTTCAGATTGTAGTTTCTTTTTTTCGCCTAATAGTTTTGAAAATGTTTCGTAAGCGACTGAATCTTTTTTCTCTGGCTGATCACTGATCTGCTCAGTTTTCCCACTGGGAATAATTTCTGACATTTGTATCTCCTGTTACAGAGACAATTTTCGCTTGATCTTGTTGTACAGATCCAGTCTGCGCTTGAGTTCTTTGACAATTCTCTCCTCGAGGTTAGCCTTTAATCTGTCGGATATAAATAGGAAGCGTCGGCCCTTAGCCTCAAGGTCGTTTTTGATTTCGTTGTTGGTTTTATCTTTTTGATTTTTTAATAAGAAAATTGCCGTAAGTTTATCCTTAATCTTTGGATTTTTACGCTTTGAATTAGTCGCGTTTCTGTCTTTGTCGATGATCCCATCATACATTTCTTGAACAATTGAATCTGGGATCTTTCTGTTTCTTCTATTGTCCGATAAGTAGATGATTATTTCTGATGCTGCAGAATTTACTTTGTGTTTAATTGCTCCTAAAAGTTGACCTGTAAGCGTAAGATTTGATCTTTTTGGAATAGCTAAAGGGCTTGTTTCGTAAAAACCTGCATAGATCTTTCTGGCCTCAACTGTTACGTTTGATAGATCTTTTTGCTTGTATTCTTCTTGCCTTCCTTCTGTTCTATCTCTGATCTGATCGGATGTAAACTTGCCCTCTATGTTTAGAATTTGACTATCTTTTTTGGTAGCATTTAAAAACTTAAGCGCATTGTCTCTTGCTTGACCAAGGCCAGTGATTTTAACTGTTGCTTTTTTTGCCATATTATTTTGCCAATCTATTTAGTTGCTTGAGCATTGCATATTCTGTTTCTAACCTATCTATTATTTTTAATGCCGCCTCATCACTAATGAGACCTTTTTTATTGATCTCTGGCTTGATTGCATTTGCTATTTTTATAAGCTCTGAATCTTTCCAACCAAACCAATTTCTAGGATCAACTTTTCCATCAAGTGTTGGGTGTCCCTTCATGCCAGTCATGTGTCCGTAAGCTTTTGCGGCCTGCTCGCTATCATCAATGCCGATCTTTAATTTAGTTTCTGAACTATCTAGAACAGTCACCGATTGAACCATATCACCAGTGAGCTGCATATTGACTGTATTGGACTTTCCAAATGCTGCGAAGGCTAGCGAGTCTTTGTAAGACTTTGAGTAAGCATGAAGCTTGCCATCAACACCACGGCCTTGATCAAGTCTTGCCATCATCTTATCAAAAGCAGCTTCAAAGAAAACCTGTCTGATTGACTCATTCTTTGAAGATGCTCCTAACAGAGATTTAAGATCAATCTCTGTACTGACTTCGTCTTTTTTAAGTGTTGATTTTTGAAGCGCCATTTAAAGCCTCTGGTGGGATTTGATCCTCTGTTGGCGGCTCGCCTTCTTTAGTTTCTATGATCTGACTCATAACTTGATAATTCATAAGTTTGCGCTGTTGAATTTCTGCAATTTCTTCAATGGCCTCATCCTCTGAGATGCCATCGATTTCTTCTAGAATACTAACTGCATCAGCAATGCCAAGATCAATTTTCTTTTTAGCATTGTCTAATTGTTCAGATTTTGTCTCAATCATTTCTGGCTTTTTAAATTGGATGCTAATTTCTGAATTAATCACAGCCTGACTTGTTGAGTATTTTGAATCAAGAAACTCTGTTCCAGACAATAGGCTTAAATATTTAACAACAATTTGATGCAATTGTTTTTCGACTACAGTGAACAAATCAAAATCATCTTTTGAGGCTCTGAATTGATCAATCATCGCAAGCAATCTCTCTAATGCTGATGAGTAAGAAGTGTTACCAGAATTATTTGTTGAAACTGCCTTAGCATCTACTCCTCTAGTTGTTAAGAATGTTGCAATCAATGAGTCAATGGCTTTGAGAGTAGCATCTAAATTTGGAGTTGGGTTCTTAAATTCTAAAGTTAAATTCGAATTTGGATTAGATGCGTTCTGTGGTAAGAACAGAAACCGATTAGGCCCAACAGTCATTGACTCTGGTTTTAGTTCTGGATCACCACTGACAACGCCAACAGAATAGCCTTGAAGTCTTGCAATGTATAAAAGATCAGACCATGTAACATTAAAATCAACTGTGAAGTCAGTTAGCGCCTGTCCGATTCGAACGAAAAATTCAAAGTCTTTATCTTTTGCAATGTCGATAAAAGGAAGTGAGCCAATAGGATTTGCAACAACCTCTGTTATGATGTTGCCTTTTCCGTCCATTGTGAAAACGATTTCACTTGTCCAAACTTGATAGCGTTCTGACTTTGCTTTGAAATCATCTGTATCTGCGCTCATCTGGTTGGTTCCATCTTGACCAGCCATTAAGTAAGCAGACTTATCAAAACTTGAAATAATGTAAGCATAAGCCATTTCTGGATCATCTGAATCAGGGATCACATCGATATTATGGCCATGTAAAACTCTGAGCTTAAGCTTTCCTTGCTTTGGAACAACTTGAATGAATGATTGATTTCTTAATTTATAATACTTGTTGGCTTTTCCTAAGATAGAATCAAATCCGCCATCGGCGTAGATTTCTTCAATAGCATTTTCATCTGATTCTGTAATATTTGAGTAACTACGCTCTGGCTCATCAGTGTAGATGTTGGCTTCTTTTTGAACAACAGCCTTTGCAATATTTAGATTAGATACTATCGGCATTTGTGATGCTGTTTGTTCGCTTAACTGACAAGCTAATTTGTCATAGACATAAGGATAAGCATTATCATTGTAGATTTCATAATCTTTTAATGATTTTCTTTTGCGTTCGACATTTTCGTTTGAACGAATATCATCGATTAATTGTTTTCTAGAGAATGGATTTAATAAGTCTATATTTGCCATTTAAAAATTACCACCTTTGATAATTACTTTGTTTTGTGATGTGTAAACCGTTCTGTAACCAATTGCAGTTGTAACGTGTTGATATTCTTTGCTATCATCTTCGATGTAGTCTGCACCTTTTTTAAGGGAAGTTAAACGCATCCCTTCGTGTGCAACCTTACATTTTTTGTATATAAACAAACGCACGTCACCTTTTGCATTCTTGCAATACGCATTTAAAATGTTATGCCTTTCTCTGATCGGAGGGTTGCTCGAAGGTATTAACAGCCTATGATTAATCTTGAGTTGAGGATTTAATTTCGATTTATACATCTTTAAGAATTGATCAATCAAATCGTAATTAGACCATTTACTATTTGTTGTTCTTGATCCTCCTGTAGCATCTCCGTGAATTTCAAACACTACTGGCAAATCAAGATAGCCACGTCCTGCAATTTCTTCCATTACGTCTTCTGTTCTTGATCCGTGAATTACAACTTCGTCAAATAAGTGAAACGTGTCTTTAGCTTTGTCGTATTGCGAAAGAATACATGACATTGGCTTTCCAATACCAATATTGAAGTCGAATGAAATACTAACTGGCAATATTGGATTAATGACATAGTCTTCGTTCTTGAAATTAATATCAGGATTATAAGCGTAGTATAAACGCTCGCGGTCTATCTCAATCCATTTTCCTTCAAGCATCCTTTCAGCTTCTTTGGCTGGCAAATTCTCTTTTAAGTTGTCGATGTAAGCCTTTGGCAAGAACGGATTTTGCTCAGTGAGTGAAAAGTAAATATGTCTGTTTGGTTTTTTAGAATCAAAGAAATATTTATAAAGCTCATGCGCAGGACTGTCAGGATTGGTCGCATAGATGATTAAGTTTTGTTTTATATGAGGCAATCGTCCAACACGCTGCCTGATTTCAACAATAGCCTTGTAATCATCACCTGTATTCTCAACAGCCTCCTCTATTACAGCCATTGACAAAGCAAGCGATCTGAATTTCTTGTATTTCTTATCTGCCCAGCTTTTGCCTATAATGATTGAACCATTTGCAAATTCAATATAAGCCGATGAGTAGTTGATTCTATAATCTTTGTTGTCTGTAAAGCCTGAGCCTTCCAAGTGCTCTACAATCATCTGAAATATTGTGTCCTTAAGATCTGGTAATGAACGGCGTCCGATCAATACACGCGCATTTGTATGCTCTAAACAATGCCTTAATACAATATGAGCGCATAGTAGTGACTTTGCAGATCCAACAGATCCAGACAATAGCACTTCGTGATAGCCCAGTGAATAATCATACACTGTTGTAATGTCATGAATCACCGCCTTCTGAAATGGTATGTGATCAGGATTAAATTCAAATAGCGATGGCGTAGACCTGTCTAGCAATAGTATCGGCCCTCATCTTTAATGACGTTGCATCTGATTACTAATTCAACATTTGGATTTGGATAACTAGAAATACTGTCGCACTCTTGTGTTTCTAAAATAGCCCAGACTATTTCGAACAGAGCATCGATTTCTTCCTGCAATTGCTCATCATTCATCTGTGAATACATTGCAATTAAGCTATCAACTTTTTTCATCTTGATTCATTGGCTTGGCCTGATAGTTAAAACTAAATTGCTTTAATTGATTTTCGTTTAAAGACGCCTCGACCTTTTCCTGCATCTTAAGCCAGTTTTGTAATAAGAATTTAATCGCTGCCCAGTCGCCAGATTCAACTTTAGCCCAAGCTTTGCTGAGTAGTTTTGCTTTTCCTTGCGACCTGTATTCTTCTATTTTTGCAGCATAACGGCGTCTTAATGTATCTCTTGATATACCTAAACAATGAGCCATGTATTCTTCTGGCAAGTGAATAAATGCCAAGTCTTTTAATAGCTTTTCATCTATCTTTTTTCTTGGTCTAGCCATTTAATAGCTCAGCTTTCTTGCCTGTGAACTTTTCCCAACGTGCGATAATTACATCAACATAATGAGGATCAAGCTCCATCATGAAGCATTTACGATTTGTTTTTTCACAGGCAATGAGAGTTGAGCCTGAGCCACCGAAAGGTTCGAAAACTCCGTCACTTTCTTCTGTCATAGCGTCAACATAAGAAACGACAAGCTCAACGGGAAATCTTGCAGGGTGATTAAATTCATCCCTACCCATTTGAGGCGGTTGTCTGAGAACTGTTCCTATTGGTCTGTGTGATCTTATTTGCATATCTTTTTGTTTTTTTACAGAGCCGTCGGATTTTCTTGATCCACTGTGATTATGTATAGTGCCGCCGCTCTTATTTTCTACCGTCCTATTAAGATCAAAACTTTTCGGACCAAAAACAAAAATCCATTCGTGCTCAATAGGAAACATTGCCGTCATTTGACCAATTGAAAAAGCATGACCTCTGTCCCATATATTCCAACTTAAAAACTTTAACCCGCAATTTTTGGCTTCGTTTATATAATCATCCCAATATGGAAAAATCTCTCCGCTCTTTCTTGAGTAGCCTAGATTTACAGCAAAATACTTAACGAATCCTTTTGCAGCTCTAATGAAAGTTGCAAGGTATTCGGTGCTCAATTCTTTTCCGCCGTTGTAATTTCTCTGATCTGAATAGGGTGGACTTGTAAAACACAATTCCGCATTTTTTCCGTCAAATAAAATTGAAATGTTTTCTGGATCTGTAGAATCACCACACATCAATCTATGCTCGCCAAGTTTATAAATCTGACCAAGCTTTGCGATAGGCTCGACAACCTCTGGCACTTCATCCGGATCTCCTTCGAAATCTTTTTCAGCAACATCTAAAGTGAAGTCTTGAATACCAAGCATATTAATATCGAAGTCTGGACCTAGGTCTTGAATATCTGCGTTGATTGCTGACAAATCTAATTCAGCCCACAAACTCACGGCATTATCAGATTGGATGAAAGCATATTCCTGATCTAGTGAATCAAAGTCTTGATAAACGACTGGCATTTCTTTAATCCCTGATCGTATTGCCGCTAGTTTTCTGCCATGTCCTGCAACAATAAATCCAGTCAAGTTTGAAACTACAATTGGATGCCTAACGCCTTGATATGAATATAGCTCGGCTAATCTTTCGATCTGGTCCTGACCATGTTTGTTTCTATTCTTTGGATTATCTTTTAAAGTTTTTGGATCAATTAACTTCTCAAATAAACAATGTATTTTAATATCTTGCATTTATTCCACCTGACAATTTATGTCTAATTTCTTCAATCTCTTTAACTTTAATCAAATAATTGTTATAAGCGACGATTAACTCTTTTGTGCTTCTGACGCCAAATCTGTCAAACAGTCTGCGCTTTCTATCGGCAACACAAGCATAAGAAACATTTAATTTCTTAGCTATAACCTTGCCTGTGAATCCTTCCATGATTGCATAAAGGACTTCTCTCTCGCCTGATTTTAAAAATATAGGGTTCATTATCATTTCTGTTCTTTCTTAAGGTGTGCCATCATATCGACATTGATTGAAAATGATTGTTTGATACCATTCTCAGTAATGAAGTGCAGACCTTCTTTTGATGCTTTGTTTATAAGCTGTAATCTGTTTTCTACGTTAAATTTCCAATAGACGTGTGATAGTCTCCATTTCACACAGGCTATTGTTCT